CGTGCCATGAACCTCATCAGCACCGACTTGGCGCGTCTGCCGTTCTCGATCATTGACTCGCAAGGCCAGGTAGTTGACTCGCCAATCACGCAACTGATGACGCGCGAAGCCTCGCGCTGGCAGTCGGGCTTTGAGTTTCGGCGCTACCTGACCACGTGTGCGCTTGATTCGGGCAACGGTTTGGCGCTGATTCGCCGCGATTCATCGGGCACAGTTGCCGAATTGCAGCCACTTCCGAGCGGAACATCCACGGTTGAACTGACCGAAGAGGGCGTTCAGTACCGCCTCGGCGGAAATCTCCTCAAGGCAGACCAGGTATTACACCTGGGTTGCTATCCGGATCCGCTGTCGCCGAGTTGGTACATGTCGCCAATGGATGCGTGCAAGTTCGCTATGGAACTTGCAGCAGACCAAGATGCAGCCCATAAATCACTGATCCGCACGGGGTCCACGGGAAAAGTGAGCATTTCTCACCCCGGCGCAATGAGCGATCAAACCGTTCAAGCCATCCGCGACGCCTGGCAGACCATGCACGCAACAGCGGAAGGCGCATCGCGCCCGCTCATCCTGCGCGAAGGCATGAAGGCCGAGCGCATCAGCGCCGAATCAACCACAACCAGTTTGGAGTCGCGCCGATTTTCTATCCAAGAGATCGCCCGCGCATTCGGCGTACCGCCCGAAATGCTTTACCAGCAGGGCGGCGGGGCGCTCTCTTCTCAATCCGAAACAGCACGCGCCTACGTTGATGGCGCACTCGCCCAATGGGTGACAGCGTGGGAGTCGGAGATCACGCGAAAACTCTGCGGGCCCGGCGAACACGCAAGGCTCGATACCGACGTCCTGCTCCGCGGCAATATGCGCGACGCTGGCATGGCGCTGTCGAAACTTGTCCTCGCCGGGATCCTCTCACCGAACGACGGTCGCAAGCGAATGGGGCTTCCCCCTTTGGAGGGCGATCAGTTCGAAATTCCAAGTGTGTCCATGCCTGGCGGCATGAGCGCCACGCAAGGCGACAACGCCACCGAGAACATCGATGGAGGTGAAGACATTGCTTGAAATTCGTACCGCCAAGATCAGTATGCAAGGCGACAAGATCGGTGGCTATGCATCGGTGTACGACGCACCAAGCCACCCGCTCACCGTGCGCGGCATCAACGGTGGCAAGCCATTCACCGAGAAGGTAGCCCGCGGCGCGTTCGACAATTCGCTCCGCTCCAATATCTCGCTGCTTGTCGGTCACGATTCGCGCGACCTCTTGGCAAATACCAAGAGCGGACTGCTCCAGCTGAACAGTGACGCGCACGGTCTTGCGTTCGAAGTAACGCTTCCCGACACGCAGCGAGCAAAAGACATCCGCGCACTGGTGGACGCCAACGTCCTCAGCGAGATGTCGTTTGGCTTCAACGTCATCGCCGACTCTTGGAGCGGCAGCACACGCACACTCACCCAGGTGAGGCTATTGGAAGTCTCAATCGTAGAAAACGGCGCCTATCCGCAGACGAGCGCCGAAGCACGACATCTTTCCTCGGGCTTAGCCCGTCTTCGTCTGCGTCTAAGGATGCCGCTATGAAACTGTCCGAACTCTTTGAAAGCCGTAAGGCGCTCACCGCAGAGCGCGATTCCATTCTCGCACAAGATTCCTTGACCGTCGAGATTGAAGCTCGCGGCCATGAAGTCGCAAACGAACTCGCTACCATCGAGGCTGAGATTCGTTCCGCGCAAATGCGCGAGCGTTTCGCATCTTCGAGCGCTGTCGAAATCATCGCCAAGCGCGATATGGAACTTGGACGCGAAGAGCGCGATACCAAGAAGTACCGCGAGCAGTTTGCAGGTTGGTTGAAGGGTGGCGCTGCACCTGAAGTGCGTGCACTCACGACCGCAACCACGCCAGCAACCGCTGCGGGAACGATAATGGTGCCTGCCATTTATGAGACAGAAATTCTCAAATATTTGGCGGCCAACAGCACGATGATCAACCTAGCGGACTACAAGTCCGGCGTCACTGGTTACCCATCGCTCCGCTACAACACGCAGACCAGCGCGAACTACGGCGCAAGTCTTGCAACCAGTGGTACTGGTTCGTGGATCGCTGAAGGTGGAACCGCTGTTACTAACGACATGGCACTTGCTGAAGTGCTGTTGCCACCAAAGTTGTGCTCACCAACCACGCAAGTTTCGCAGACGCTGTTGCGCCAGGCGAACTTCGACGTGGAAGCCGAAGTGATGATGGATCTTCAATCAAAGTTGAGCAAGAACCTGGAGTTCGGGTTCATTGGTGGCACGGGCACCAATATGCCAACCGGCATCTTTGATCCTGCTTCAACAACTGTTGGAATCCGTACTGGTGCATCATGCGCAACCAACACCAACCTCCGCGCACAGAAGGTGACTGCTGCAACTTCGTCCGCTACCGTCATCCTCGACAACCTCACGCAGATGCGTTACAACACGCTCCCTGCGGCGTACTGGAATAGTCCATCCTGCGCATGGATCATCCCGCAAGACGTTTACGCAGCGATTGCTGCTACCACGGTCAACAACGTGCCGCTGTTTGTCCCGTCTGCCGACAAGGGCATCACAGGCGCTGCACCGTTCACGCTCATGGGCCTGCCGGTCTACGTCACGCAGTATGTGCCTGTGAACGTTGCAACCGCTGGCACGACCAAAACCGTGATGGCCGTGGTTGGAGACATTCGCGAGTCCTACGCGATTCGTCAGTGGGCAGGAATCGGCATGATCCGCGACGACATCACCCTGGCGACCACTGGCCAGGTGAAGTACACGGCGCTTGCCTTTGCCAACGCCAACGTGACCCGCGGCGATGCGCTCGTTCAGTTGCGCGTCTCCAACATTGCGTAATGATCCTCTCATCCTTCAGGTGGGTGGGGCTTCGGCCCCACCTACCTGCAGCGAGGAACTATGGCCCTAGATATCGCAAAGTTCCGCAGTTGGGCTCGCATTCCTCACACCGAGGATGACCCGGCTATCGGCATTGCATGGGCAGCGGCAGTACGGGAACTAGAAGAGCGCACCGGGTGGTGCGTGGAGAGTGTCACCAGGACGCAGTGGGTGCCCGCAGCGCCCGTCACGATCTACGGCGGTCTCTACCTCCGTTTGGAACGCCAAGGCGATCTGGCGGGCACTACGGTCACCTACAGCGACAGCACGACGGTACCGCTTACTGGCACGTGCGCGAAGATCCAAATCAATGGTTTGGTCTACGTCGATATGGACATCGATGCTTTGACCTACCCGGTCACGTTGACCGTGACGGCCAGCAACGCAGCGCTGAACCCACTGCTGGAAATGGCGCTCCTGCAGCGCGTGGCGCACCATGTTGCAAGCCGCGGCGACGATACGGTCGCCCTGGACTCAACCTATTGGGACAGGGTAACCTCAATGATGGGCAAAGGAATAGCGTAAATGGCGGGGCACGTTCCATCTGGAATGATGCGTCTTGTAATGACGGCGCAGAATCCGGTAGCCACGCTCGACGCGTTTGGCCAGGCTTCCGAGTCTTGGCTTTCGTTTGCGACCATCCCGGTGCACATTGAGAACGCAAACACCGAGGAGACAATGGATGACGGCGGCTCAAGCGTGCGCACCGATTGGCGCATCCTTGCGGCTTTCCATCCGTCTGTAACTACGCGCTCCCGTTTGCTGCTTGAGGACAACGGCACTACGCGCACGTTCTTCATCAAAGGCTGCTGGGACAGGGATCAGAAGCGCCGGCGCCTTGAGATCAATGCGGTGGAGGTGACGGAATGAACCCCGTAAAGATCACCATCGACACAAAGGAAGTCACGGCCACACTGGCGCGGCTTTCGCCGGCGCTCAATGAAGCCGTGCGCAAGAAGGCAATTCGCAAGGGCTTCAAGCCGTTCGTTGCCAATTTGAAGGCCACATTGCTAAACGCCCCGTACATTCGCGGCGGCAAAAAAATCCACCGTAAGGGCATTGCATCCGCTACAAAAGTCAATTCGCCCAAACGAATGGGCGGCCCAGGTTCGGCTATCCGCGCCGAGCTCGGTGTGCAACTTGGCAAAAAGGGCGGCGCACGCGCTAGGAACAAGCAATTCGTATATCCGTGGAAAGAGAACGGATTCATGCACAAGAACTCTGGCCGCATGATTCCCGGAAACCACTACGGCGAGATGTGGGGCAAGGCGAACGTGGCCAAGATCATGCAGGCGATCAGTTCCGAAATCCTTATTGAGGCGCGGAAGATCCTCGGAATGGGGAATACCAGTGTCCCTAAGTAATATCCAACGCGCTGTCCAGGCGGCATTGGCAACGAATGGCGACGTGTTTAATGGTGTTCGCCAAGCAGGCACTGCGACACCGTGTTACGTCTACGAGATCACTAGCGCGGCAGTTGATGTGGTTACGTCGGGCATTCCTAGTTTGTGCCATTGGACAATCACGGTACAGGTTCAGGTAATTGCAGACGAGGTTGGCACTTGCCTTGCATACATTGACGATCTGCGGAATACGTTTGATACCCCAATCACAAACACTACGTACAACTGCGTCATGGTGCTGTCCGCGTTCAGCGTGACCATGAGCACCGAATCAATCGATGACGGCAAAACCGATGCGGAGCGCATCGGAACCGTCCAACTTGAACTACTTGTACAGGAGACCACCTGATGGCAATTACTCCCGGATACGGCGGAGCGCTTACGCTCAATTTTCAGACTGCTGGCGCTGCTACATATTATGCAAAGAATGTGACTTTCAGTCATTCCCGCACTTCGCTTGACTCGACAAGTCTTGCCGACTTTGCCGAAAAGCGAATGCCTGGCCGCATCCAGCGGAGCGCCACCTTTGACTGCATGGCAGACAGCGGACTTGATGCAGCAATTCGTACGCACATGAACCCGACCACTATCGCTTTGGCGCAAGGTGTAACGGTGTCATTCAGTTACACCGACAAGGGTGGACTGGCTTACACCATCGTTGGACACCTCACTAGCGCCACGCGCACGGATGACGGTTCCGGCCCTGGTATGTGGTCAATGACTCTTGAGGAGGCTTGATGCCGTTCGACCTCTCTTCAATCTCACCGAAGCCACGGCGCGTCGATGTGCCTGGTGTTGGCGTCATCATGGTGCGTGAGCCCACGATGGCGGACTACACCCGCGCCGCTGCAGATCCGTACTGGTGGGCGGCTTGCCTGTCCTGCATCGATGGCACGCCGTTTGTCCACAACCACGGCGAGATGGCAAACGTCCGAGCAGACATTTGTTCGGCGCTGCTTGAGGAGATCAACCGGGAACGTTTTACGACGCCGCCGAACGGCGGCTCTGGCGAATCGCAGACGGTGAACAGCGCATGAACATGAGCGGACTCATTGCCAAGACGGAACTGACCACCCTAGAGCGGTGCGAGTGGCTGCTTACGGCCTTGGTGTGCAACGCTGTCGGGCAGAAGCCACAGCGCTGCATTCCTTGGTTGAAGAAGGAGACCCATGGCAGATAAGAGCATGAAGGCTGTCATTCGCGCGGAAGTGGATCCGTCCGGCGTCATTAAGGGCGTAGCGGCAACTAATCGCGAGTTGGCCAAGTTGAACAGCAAGACTAGCGCTATTGCTGTTGGTGCATCGTTCAACATGGCGCAGCAAGGATTCCAAATGCTCATGGGTGCGTTCCGAATCATGGATCGCCGCATGACCGAGATGGCGCAGATGTCTACGCGATTCTCACCCGAAGCGCAGCGCGGCGTAATGGAAACGCAGATTGCCAAGATCAATCAAGAAATTGAAATGGCGAAGGCATATGGCCTTGATGTAGCGGGAGTAGAACGCGCCAAACGACAGGGAATTACCGAACGAACTCAAATTGATGTTGCCGCTGCTGGCGGTGGGCAAATGGCGGCTACGGAATCCATGAAACAATCTGGCGAGACTTTATTCAACAAGATGATTGATGGCGTGATTACGACTTTCACCGACCCAGCAAAGAAGTTCAGCACGGCAGGTATCTCGGACGCACTTAGTAACTTTGGTTTAGGTCTAGGCACATCCGGGCAAGAGGCAACAAAGGGCATGAGCGACAACCCTCGGCGCGATGAAGAAGTCCTGCGTCAAATTCACAGAACATTGAAAGGTGGCTCCTAATGTCGTTCACACTTGTTGAAAAGGCAAACAGCCGTAGTTACTCACTTGTCGCCCCACCAGGTGAATCATCGATCACTTTGCAGTACCTGATGACGTGGAGCAGCGCCAGCACACAGCCAACCGAAGCGCAGATCATTACAGCCGCTGGAAAGCCTCCAACGCGGATCAGTTCGACCGCTTACAGCGGTAACTCTTATTTAAAGACAATGGTGGTTCGTGAGGTTGGCATCGAGCCAGTTCGCGAACGACAGAACGCTTGGATTGTCACGCACCGAGCGAGCACACGCGACGGGGTGCAACTCGACGTAGGCGGCTCGTATTGCACGTGCACCCGCGCGACCGTAGTCCGGTCGACGGCCATGTATCGCAGTGCTCCCACGTTCCCAACCGATGGAGACGTAACGTTTTCGGCTGCTATAGACATCAGCGGCGCAAAGGTTGACACGAACGGCAAGCCGAAGGTCTACGACGTACCTCAGCAACTTGTGACTATTGAAACGCAGTACGACCGCACGCTACCGCAAGGCACGCCAGCGGCAGAGCCAGCGTGGGCTACCTACACCTCATACGTCGGGAACCGAAACAGCGTTGCGTTCCTTGGCTTCCCAATCGGAACACTGCTCTACCAAGGCTTTCAAACGGCACCGGAAGACAACTACTATCGCATGAGCCATACATTCTTGTACGACGCCTGGTACCACCTTGAGCAGATCCCTTGTCCAAATCCAACTGGCGAACCAATCCTCACTGCTGGCGTCAGTATCGGAAGCCCACCAGTAGCAACCTTGCAAGTGAAGGATGTGGTTTTCCTGCAACGCTACAACACGAAGTCGGCGTTCTCCGGCATCTTGGCGGCCTTAGATCTGGCCGCTCTCACCTCACCTAAACCACTGGCAATCGCATAATGGCATGGCAGAACCCCATCTTCAACGGGAACCTATACGGGGGATTGACCCGTTACGCCATGAACGGTTTTGCACA